CCCCACAAGCACGCTATTTCCGCGCCAACCGCTGCGCCCGCCTCCTCTCAAATACGCTTACCGGTTTCGCCTTACGCCCCAGCAAAGCCTTGACTTTCAGGATCGCTTTTTTGACGGCAGGCTTTACCGCCTTAAGCAGAAGCGGCGTTGCTAAACCTGCAGTCACACCAACAGCAGCGGTAACCCCTACGGTCGTCACCTGCGGCAATGAAGGGATTGCTGCTATGACTTGTTCAGGCAACTTGATCTCTTCATACAGGACGACGCATTTACCGTCTTGTATCTCGTAGCCAGCAATTCTTTTTGAACCATTTTGGACAAGCGTTCCAACCTCCTTCGCACGAAGGGGAGGACATCTTGGATCTACATCGACAGCAGCAGCTTTCGTAGGTGGCAACGTGGGTGGCGTTGGCGCTGGTGGTGTTGGCGTACTGGGAGGGTTCGGCAGAACAGGATCAGGATCCATTACTAACTTGTCCGGCCTGTAATCCATTGGATCAAAGGCAGGCATGTCAATGATTGGCACGCCGATATTGACCGTGACAGGTGGTGCTTTTGGAACGGACATTGCAGGGATGCCGTCCCAAACCCGAATGTCGCTGATCCCAATAGTGCGAATTTCAGGCACTAAAACGGCAAAGCAGGTCCAGTCGTGCTGGGCATCAGCTCTTTGACCTGGCTGGGCATTGCCTCAGTCACGGAGTCGCTGAGAGCACTGTGCATTTTTTCAATCATCAGCGCCTGAATCCTGTCCAGATTCTGCTCGATCATTGCCGGACCACGCACCACAGCAACCACAATCAGCGTGGTGTTGGCTGCAGCGAGGACAAAACCAACAGTGCCGAGGACGTTCAGATACTTCTGCATAATTGTCTCCAAGAAAAAACCTCCCGGCTTGGTGTGAGGATGAGATCCCACCGGGAGGCTGCGGGTGTGTTCAGGTCCGCTCTAGCAGACTAATCAGAACAGGAACTTAACGCCAGCTTTGCCGCCGTAGCTGTTCACAACATCTCCGGTGATGCCTGAAATTTCTCCGTACACCGAGAGCTTCGAGGAAGCAGCCACTGCGCCACCGATTTTCCCTGAGAACTGAGCCTCAGTGTCCGCCCCGTCGAGTGTGACTAGTGCAGGACCCCCTTGGAGATACCAGCTATAAACGCCGTCTCCACCTTCATAACCAAGGTGGATGTCAGTTACAGCGCCTGAATAATCACTGCCTGCCCATCCTGCGTTGGCCTCAATGTTGGCGTAGGGGCCTGCGACTGCAGAGAGGGGAGCCAAGGCAAGAGCGCCAGCGGCTGCACCAAAAACAATTCGCTTGATCATTTGATTGTTGATTAGCGTTTTTCGAGCCCACCTTACAGGCTTTAGGCAAAAGTGCCGATGCCGCGTCAGCCATTGCGTTTAGTGGTTACCCCACCCAATTCGCATATTTGATATGCAAGCCGGTGTATAAGCCGTGCATGGGGTGGTCAGGATTCTCGCGACCATCGTGCATGTAAAGGGCTTCAATCCACCGCACACGATTCCGCATCGCCACAACATCTTCTGCCCCAGGCTTGCAGGGGATCATCGGGTCAGGTCGGGTCATTCCGGTTAACTCAACGCAGTTTTAATTTCAGCCGTTGTTTTTGCGGCATCAATGCTTGTCTGCATTGTGGCGTATTTAGTGCGGATGGTTGCTCGGGCAGCTTCCGCAGCGTCAGTATCTGAGCCGGGGATCTGTTTTGAGATCAGCTCATCATGAGGCGCAAATTCTGCTGCCCGCTTAGCACGGCGTAATTCGTGACCAATGGTCTTTGATTTGTTGAGATCTTCAGCAACTGTTGCCCCGGTTTTTACCCAAGCATTGCGGAAGGTTCGATCTGACGGCACAACGTCATCTTCAACGATCTCGTAGTCAGTGAGACCAAGCTTTGCGGGAAGGTCTTCAATAGAAACTTCACCACTTGGAACAACGACTGAAACGCCGCCATCTGTGTTTTGATAGATGATTTTGGTCATGGTTTAGTCTCCAAAAACGATAACGGTGTTTATATCAGTATCAAACATTGAATTGCCACGCCGCATAAAAACTTCAACGTTGCTTACGGTAAAATCTTTAACTGCAAAGCCTACATTGGTCGGCGGCTCTGACTCCGTTGAATCACAACCACTTACAGCCACAGCAAAATTTGCATTTGCAAGATTAGTTGTAAAATTAACTGTGTAATTGCCTGTTCCGTTGTCGGTGATAGAGCTGACATTAAACGAATCACGAATTGCAACCGTTCCACTACCATTGAAGTTCACCCATGCCTTGGCAGTGTTTGGAGCTTTTACCTCAGTAAAGTCTGCTGATCCGTCCGCCCGGATCAAGGCTTTGTTTGTACCGCTAGATCTAGCGCTGAAGCAAACGGAAGTACCAGAGCGGTCACTGACGACCACATCAGATGACGTAAAGGTTCTTCCGGCTATATCACCAAGACTTGATATTGTAAGGTTTCCGTTAATATCTAATAATTGGCTGGGACTACTGGTCCCGACCCCGACGTTTCCTGAGCTGTCGATAGAAAGGCCGCCGTCAGTTGTGGCGGTGTTCTCGATCTTGTTGACCTTTAGCGTGCTCATCTCAGGAAGGCTTTACGGGCCAGGTGGGGTTTACTGGATCGCTGGTATTAGCTGGCAGATCGCGCAGCTCCTGTCTGTACGTTTTTAACGCAGCGGGAATGTTGGTGCCAAGCTCTTTGTGCTTAACAACCTCCCAGTCAGTGTCAGACAGCAGTTGAGTGCGCTTAGTGCGTAAGGCGCTCCAAGCATTTTCTGTCGCAACTTCAACAGCAGCAGCATCAACAACTGACTGATCAAGTGTTACTTGCTTACCGTCAGCGTCGAACGCCCCAGTGCCGTCGTCGATAGTGACAACTTGCGGGTAAGCCTTGCGAATAGCTGCGTGGTTCATGCCGCCACCTCCATTAAAGTGACAGTAGAAATTGATCTTCCGTGGCTTGAGGCGTCTGTATCACCGCGTCCTTGGTTAACTACTACAGTCCCTCCGTCTATCCTGCCTACTTGAAATTTATATGTCAAAGCATTTGTGCTTGACGGAGAATCTAAAAACTCAATATTTACATGCTCAGTGGCCCCGTTAAGGTTTGCGTGGCGCCCAATCCACATAGCTCTTGCTCTACTGCCAGCAGCGTCACCTTGAGATATAACACTGTCGCTTCCCCCTTCACGCCTGACAATACGTGCGGCCTGACGAAAATCGCTAGTGCTAGTTCCGAAATTCACATAACAAGAAACCAAAACTTTGCTTGAAGTTGCACTAAGAGTGATTGATGGCTGTAAACCTGTTACATCAATAAAAGGCCCTGTGGCCGAAGATGAAAAGGTGTCAGTTTTTACTGCTTGCACAACTTGCAAAATACTGCCCGCTGGCATGTTGCTACCAGCGAGCGCCGCAAACTCCAACGTCCCAGCAGTGCCGCTGTTTTTAAGGAATTGGTTTGCGCTGCCGTTACCGGTTGGCAACGTAAGCGTGTTGTCGCCTGCTGTTGCAGGTGCCGTGATCTCAGAAAAGCCTGAGTTGCTGCCGTTCAGTCTTAAGCTCATCCTGCACCTCCGTTCAGCGCGGTTTTGATCTCAGCTGTAGAGCTGGCAGCATCAATGCTTGTCTGCATTGTCGCGTACTTTGTGCGAATTGTCGCCCGTGACGCTTCTGCTGCTTCAGCATCCGCACCAGGGATCTGCTTAGAGATCACGTCATCATGAGGGGCAAACTCTTCAGCACGTTTGGCACGGCGCAGGTCATGCCCGATAGCCTTTGACTTGGTGAGATCCTCTGCAATCGTTTTGCCTGATTTCACCCAAGCGTTGCGGAACGTGCGATCAGTAGGCACCGCATCGTCATCGACGATTTCGTAATCAGTCAGGCCAAGCTTTGCGGGCAAATCTTCAACAGGGACTTCGCCTGTTGGAACGACGATTGAAACGCCGCCTTCTGAGTTCTGATAAATAATTCTGGTCATTGATCAATCTCCAAAAACTGCAAAACTGAAAGGATTATCTGACATGTTTCCATCAAAACGACTGAGGCATATATCAAATCCGCCTGTTGCAATATCGTCAACGGCCAACATGCTTGCTGCATTAGTAGCAACTGCACCCGTGACAGAATAGTTCGCTGAAGGCATAGCAGAGGTAAGGGCTACTGCATATTTGCCAGTGCCATCGTCTGTGACAGAACTAACGTTAAAAGAGTCAGAAATAGTTGCGTTAGAGGCAACACGGCCCCACGCCTTGGCAACTCCTTGCTGTGGGTCGCTGGCTAACTTTGCCTCAGTAATCTGACTGTCAGAAATTTTTGCTGTAGTAACAGCGTTTGCCGCCAGCATGTCGGCATCAACAACTCCGTCAGGCAGGCCACCAACCGATAAGCCTGTGATGGTTCCGTCGCCGTCAATCGTGATTGCCATGATCAGCTGATAACGAGGTGGGACGTTGAAGGCACCGTGACGGTGACGCCACTGTTGATGACCAGTGGGCCAACGGCGTGAGCGCCACTGTTTGCACTGATGCTATATGAGGTAGTGACAGTTAAGTCATTTTCGTAGAAACAAGCGTCACCGCCTGCGCCTGTTGCCCCTCCGCCAACAGCAACAAACGCTGTGCCGTTGTAAATCTCTGCTGAAGTAGTAGTGCTGTTGAACCGCAGGTCTCCGGCAGTTGGACTGCCTGGCCGTTGCGCCGTTGTGCCAGATGGAATCTGAAGTGCGGACGTGCTGCTAATGACGACATCGCCCGTAAACGTCGGGCTTGCTAGTGGAGCGAGCCCAAAGTTGGCCGTTCCAACGCCGCCAACAGTGCTGACGTTGACGTAGCCATCGTTAGCGGCATTCCTGATCTTGAGGGTGTTGTCGCCAGTGTCGACGTACCACTGATAAGCGAACGTCGTGGCGGGATCGCTTGAGCTGCTGTTATTTGACGCAACAGCAGACAGCGCATTGTTCAGGTCACTCCTGAATGCCGCACCTGTGGCGTTCGCAAGATTGTAGTCGTGTGTTGCCACAACAAATCTGCTTGGTATCGCCTGATTCTACTGCCCCCGGCCATAGCCGTTCGCTGAGTATGTGAAATTGCGATTCACGTTGTTGTCGCTTGCGTCCAGCACATCGATGTTGAACCCGGTGCTGCTGACGTTTGAAATGTTGAACCGCTCGTTGGCCCCCAGGTTCTGCACGGTGATTCCAACGCTTGGCAGGTAAGCATTGACGCCCCCAAGGGCTGACGTACCAGTGAAAAACGGCTTTTCAAACGTCACTGATTTAGTGCTGGTGCCGCTGGCAACTTCCGAGTCTGACGACTCTGTGCGTGACTTCAGCTCAATCTTGTAGCCCAGCTCGTCAACAAGGATGTTTTCATCCACCTTGTCGCTGGTCAGCTCTGTCTTGAACTGGAACGCACGGCCCTTGAATGTGCCGCTGTTGAACGTCGTCCAATTGCCATAGGTTGGAGATCCGCTGGGATCGTCATTTGTGGTGCGTACATACAGCTCTGCATTGACGTTGTTCACGTCATCACCGTCAATGTCGTTCCAGTCATCAATGTTTGCGGTGCGGCCATCCATAAGGTCTCTTGGCAAGAACGCCCGCGTAACAAACCGACGCTCCAGCTCGACAGCGTTAAGCGCCAAGCCCATGTCAATTGTGTCTAGGAAGGTGTACGTGCCAAGCGGTTTGATGTCGCCAAGAAAATCTATTGAAGCAATGTTATCTATGTCACCCTCGTCATCTATCAACTGAGAGCCGTCAAGCGTCAAAGCATCAAACTCGCTGCTGTAAAAAGTATTGACATGCGTGCCTTGGAATGGCAGTGGTGTTTGCTGATCTTCCCGATGGTTTTTGACAACTAAATCACCAAACGCATCAGGCTGATCCACGATCACGCTGGCGTCATCAGGGCTAAATCTGCCGCCGTCATCTTTGAACTTGACAATATATTCTCCCTCAAGCAGAGAAACATTTGCTTCAGTTGAGTTGCCTGCAATTGCAGTAATTAAGTCGACGCTGTTGCTGAATGTTGCTGAACCGTCAGTCTTGCTGCTGTGGCGGATGTGAACCTTACCGCCAATCTTTACGTCAGCGTCAACAGTTTCGTCCCACTTAAGCCGCGCTGAGTTAGTTGATATTGCCTCTAGAGTTAAGTTCTGCACATTGCCTGGCAGTGCAGTCTTGCCCGCAAGTTCAAACTTGTTTGTGACAATAGTGCTCTGACGGCCAATGTAGTTGTACGCAATGATTTGAACTTCAAGCGTTCCAACCTTCAACCCCTTGATTTGCGGGGACGTTGAAGAGGTAATAATCTCCTCAAAATTGTTATTATCAAGCCGATACTTGATGCGGTATTCAGAAACTCTCCGGCGGTCTCCTGACCAGCTCAGGTCAACGCCAGTTCTGACAATCCCATTATCTTCATACAAAAACTCTGTGACAGATACATTAGAAACAGGGTCCGGGGTGGAAGACAGATTGGTTATGTCGCGTTGCGTCAGGTTGAGGTCTTCCTCAACAGCGTCATAAATAGTTTCGTTATACCTGATCGCAGTAACAGCAAAAACGCCGTCATCGCCTTCAGCAACTGAGACAACACGAAACTGCTGTGACTGAATATCAGTGGTTTGAATTAACCAATTCGAGTTCGCTGCTGGGGCTTGGCTGAAACTGCCAGAGATAGTGACAACTGCAGAATCAATAGAGTCAATGTCCTTTGTTTCTACGAGGCCAGTTGGCAGGACCACAGAGATTGTTGGTGATTGATTAGTGTCCACCGAGAAGTCAGTGGTGCTGTCGATTGTCACCTCGGTTGTTGTCGAAGACTTCACGCGACCCACCCGCCGCGTACCACCGCGAACAGGGTCAGCAACGTCAATCACCATTCCAGGGCGTACAACAATACCTGAATCAATTCCAATCGAGAACGTGCAAGTTTCCGTCAGGTTTTGTTCGCTCAGAAGCGTCCATTTGCCCAGCCTGTTTGCCTGGCCTTGCGAATAGCAGCCGACAGCTTTGATGTCTTTATTGATGACACCGTACTTGCTGACTGCATCCTCATCCTCAACGTACTCAAAAGAAACTTCCCCTAAATCGTCATAGTTTTGGTACGCAACGGTCGCGCATGTATGTCGTGACTTTTGCGATGACCCTGAATAGGTGAACAGGCCATCAACAACATTTGAAGGCCCAATCAAATACTGCGGGTCAGCTGGTTTGTCCTGCGAAAGAACAAGCGATCCAGCGCCGTAATAAGAGATGCCCCGGAAGATGCTCGTCATCTCAGAGATGACATTGAACACCTCATCGCGGCTGTTCAGCAGCATGTTGCAAGCAAAGCGCACCTCTTGGCCGTTCCTGCCATCCGAAACCAGCTCATTGCAATACTGCGATATTGAGAAAAAGTCATAGCGATCCAGTGAAGACTCAGGCACAGAGCACCCGTAACGGGTATCTGTAAGCAAATCAAACAGGCACCACGCTGGATCGTTTGTCCAAGTTGCTGCAGAAAACGTCCCGTCCCACACACCCGAATATGTAAGCCGCCCCAGATGCGTTGTTGTGTCTACGGTTGCGTTGCTTGGGATGCGTACTTTGATCCCACGAATCAAATACTTGCGTGCTGGGATGTTTGAAAACTGGCGCGAGTCAAAACGCAGGTGACACAGTGCGCTGTTTGGGTAGCGCAGCTTTTCGTCAATTATTTCGGTGAAACTTGACCAGAACGTGCGGCTCTGGTTTTTTGTCGTTTGGTTGTCACCAGTGATTCGCACTAGCTTTATATCTACAGGAAACGCCCCGGTCAAAGTAATAATGTGATCACGCAGATATTGGTCGCTGGTTTTGCCGCTGATAGTTCTATCGCCGCCGACAGTATTAAAGCCACCCCCGTTGTACTGAACTTGGATTCTATAAGAAACTGAGTTGCCTACAATATCGCCGTCATCTTCAATCTTTTGTAAAGAAGGAACTGAAATTGTAATCCGCACGCGATCAACATCAGTGTCTGTAATTGTTCGCGTTACTGCTGTGCTGTTTAAAATCTCAACTCCTACACTTTTTTCACTCTGTGTGCCGCCAACGGCAGAGATGTAAGACTGCGCCTGCGTACCGTTGCGGGTGGTGACTGAAAAGCCGGTGAAATTATTTGATCCACCTGCGGACTCAACAGGCGTTCCATCCAAGAAAATACCTTTGTTGCCGTCTTCAATGCCGTCGATCTCCCCTTCGCTAAGAAGGTCAAGAACAGAAGCAAACTGAACTGACTGCAAGCTATCGTCAGCTTCCGTTGGTGTGCGGCTGCTGCCACCACCACCGCCACCACCTTTTCCGCCACCGCCGCCGCCACCAGCACCGATGATTTTGCTGCCTAAGCCAGCGTTGTGAACGCGGACACCATTGGCGATAAAGGTGTGTCGGCCTTCAACCGTCAGGTTGTAAACCGTATGGTTGCCCAGCTCGTCGCGGCTAAGAATTGGCCGGAGCTGGTTCAGTGAATCAACAACACAATCATCAGCCTCAAGCGTTCCAATCTCAACGAAAGCGTTGTATTGGTTGAGCACCCAATGGTTAGGGGTCGCGTCTAGAAACTCACCGCCCCAAAGCGCGTATCTGACGACTCGTTCATTTTCATGTTTATGGACCTTCAGGACTTTGGCTAAATGGATCTCGCCTTTGTCGTCAAAGCTCAGAACGCTTGAGCCAACAACGATCTCATCAATGCGGATCTGCCCGCCAGGGACAGCAACAAGCGTCTCAGCAGTAAAACAACCGCCACCGCCACCGCCAGCACCAATAATTCGTTTAGTCATCAGTGTCTAAGCCAGACGAAAGGACAGCAGAGCCAACAAACAAACGCCCGTAAGCGATTGGAACGGGCAAGCCCTGTTTGCTGGTGTTGACCACCCCACTGAAGCTAAAGGACTCAAGCTTGGCAGCTTCTTTGCCGCGACTCAAAGACGAAATCGCAGGTGCAGGCGAGATCATTTGCGCGACACCGCCAAGAATCAAGCTGGCACCAATCGCACCAATTGCAGTTGCCGCTACGCCGCCAATGATTCCCGCGCCTCCGCCTGCAAGTCCAGCCCCTAAACCTATAAAGCCACCGGCTGCGGGTCCAAGAACAATCGCAGCAGCAACCAATCCAACACCCGCCAGTATCTGCCCGGTGCCTCGCCCCGCACCAGCCAGCACAGGCGCAATCCTGAACACCTCACGCTCGCTCCAAGGCAGAAACAATCCGGTCACGTCATCGTTATGGATTACGTCTTGGCCAACGGTCACCCGATAAGCCATGCCGTCCTTTTCTTGATCCAGCATCCACTTCTGTAAACCTGGAAAGTTTGCAAACAGCGCCTTCAATGCCTGCTGCGGCGTATCAGCTACAAACTCAAACCGGCCTTGACCTAAAAATTCACGCAGCTGGCCGTAAACCTTGACGACTTTCATGCCGTAGCGCCTTCGCCGTGTTCTTCAGATAATAACCGCCGTACACATCCCGGCTAGACAAACGCCCTTGGATATGGTGCAACACCAATTGCTCTCCAAGGTAGATAGCAGCATGGTTTGGGACGGGTGATGAAAGCTGCATCAACACAGCATCGCCCCGTTCCAGCTCCCCTATCGGGATCTCGTGAAACCCTTCTTTCATGAAGTTGTCGAGATACATGTTCTCGCCATGCTCCCACCACTGATCACGCCGTTCATAGTTATGTAGGTCCAGGCC